CAGAGATCGATTATAGAATCCTTCGAGAATGTGGCAGCGAAAGTCACAGACTCAGCGTGGAGAATCGTCAAGCGTCGCAGCGCGGGAGATATTTCGATACCGATCAGCGTTGCCATGATTATCTGGAAACTCACGAAACCACAACAGGTAGCGGCTATCTACACAGAATAATCTATATGTGGTGTATAATTGCACTCTATGGGTATCTTTTCGCGCAAGCCGATGATCGTGGAAGCGCAAGCCGCTCCACAAGTAATGGGTGAAAACTTACCCTCACTTTACAGCTCTTTAACTCTCCGCGTATCTCGCAAGGATGCAATGAGCGTTCCTTCAGTAGCCAGAGCGCGCAACTTAATCTGCGGAACTGTCGCATCTATCCCGCTTGAGTATTACAACAAGCGCACCGGCGAAGTTATGGCTGCTCCTCGTTGGATTAACCAACTATCAAAGAACCAACCGTCTTTCGTAACTATTAACTGGCTCGTTGACTCACTTCTGTTCTATGGCGTTGCTTACTTGCGCGTTACAGAGCGCTATGCCGAGGACGGACGCCCTTCAGCCTTTGAGTGGATTGCTAACTCTCGCGTAACTTATACAACTGATCTTGAAGGCATAATGATCACTCAGTATTATGTCGATATCCAACCAATCTCAATGAATGACATAGTTACCATTCAGGGATTAGACGAAGGTGTATTAGAGCGCGCCGGCAAGACTATCCAATCAGCGATCGACATTAACAGAGCAGCATCTATCTCGGCTGCAACTCCAATGTCTAGCGGCATCTTAAAAAATACAGGGGCAGACCTTCCGTCAGCAGAAGTTTCAGGACTTCTAGCTGCTTGGAAACGCAGCCGCCAAAATAACTCAACTGCTTATTTGACTTCTACTCTCGAGTTCCAATCAACACAGTTCTCACCTAAAGACATGATGTACAACGAGGCAATCCAGAACCTCAGCACAGAAATTGCTCGCGCAATGAATGTTCCAGCCTATTACTTGAGCGCTGATCAGAATACCACAATGACTTATGCAAATGTAACCGAGGAACGAAAGCAGTTCTTTGCTTTATCCATTGAGCCTTACATCCAAGCAATTCAGAGCAGAATGAGCATGGATGACATTTCAACAGCAGGACACGAAGTCCGCTTTGCAGTTTATGACACATTCCTAAAGCAAGACCCTATGGTTGAACTTTCAGTAATTGAGAAGTTGCTTACTCTAGGACTTATTACAACTGAACAAGCAATGGAAATGACAGATTTAACACCTAACGGAAGTGAGGGGATTTCCTAGTGGAAACTCTATACATCGAAGCATCATCTATTGAATGCAGCGAGGAACGCCGCGAGATCAGCGGCAAGATCGTTCCTATGGGAACAGGCGAAGTCGGTAACACCAATCTTGGTGGAGTTGTCTTTGAGGCTGGCTCAATCGAGATCGACGATCCATCTAAGATTAAGTTGCTATCACAACACGATGTTAAAAAGCCGATTGGTCGTATGGTTACAGCAACAGTCCGACCAGATGGCATCTACGCAACCTTTAAGTTAAGCCGATCAACTGGCGGTAACGATGCGCTAGTAATGGCTCAAGAAGGACTCGTTAGTGGTCTTTCAGTAGGTGCAGAGATCATCGCATCCGCACCTTCACGCTCTGGACACACAGTTGTCACAGCAGCAAAGTTAAAAGAAGTTTCTTTAGTAACTGAACCGGCTTTTAAGTCTGCTCAAGTATTAGAGATCGCAGCAGAGGAAGTAGAAACCCCTGCTGAACCAATCACACAACCAGAAAGCGAGGCGGTCGTGGAAAATACTCCAGACACCGTAGCAGCACCAGAAGTTGAGGCAACGGCTGTTGAAGCCGCACGCGCAACTGTTCCAGCAATGGCTTATGCAAAAGAGCGCATTGCACCAATCTCATCAGCACAATATCTAGAAGCATCTATCAAGTCTGCTCTAGGCGATGACGAAGCACGCCGCACAGTTCGTGCAGCCGATGACTCAACATCAACTAACACAGGTTTGACACTTCCACTTCACCTTAACTCATTCATCACAGACACCTTCTCAGGTCGTCCGTCATTTGATGCAGTAACGCGTGCGCCACTCGTAGAGTCAGGAATGTCCTTTACAGTTCCTCGCCTTTACACTCAGGCATCATCAGCAGACACAGCACCAGCAGTTGCAGATGTTAACGAAGGTGCATCTGTTACTGATACAGGCATGACTTCAGCCTATGACACAGTTTCGATTAACAAATTCGCCGGGCTAAATCGAGTTTCATGGGAACTCATCGACCGGTCTAGCCCCGCCTTTATGGAACTTTTAATGGCGGAACTTCGTAAAGCTTACGAAGCAGCAACAGATAAGGCACTTATCGCTGCATTCACAGCTAACGGAACTCAAGCAACATCAGTTGCAACAACAGCAGCAGGACTCCAGTCATTCATCTCTGTAGAAGGCGCAGCCGCATACAAGGGAACTGGCGGAGACTTCGCTAACAAGTTGGTTGCTTCAACTGACCAATGGGCTGCTATCACAGGATACGCAGACACAACAGGTCGCGCACTTTACTCAGCACAGGGCGCAACACAGAACGCTTCAGGAACAGCAGTTGCTTCAAGCGTTCGTGGAAACATTCTCGGAACTGATCTCATCGTGGATCACAACATCACAACATCAGGAATAATTGACGAGTCAGCATTCCTCGTTGCTCCAGGTTCTGTGTACTGCTGGGAGTCTCCACAGACACAACTTCGCCTTAACATCTTGACAACAGGCGAACTAGAGATCGCACTTTACGGATACCTCGCAATTTATGTGGGCAAGTCTGGCAAGGGCGTTCGTCGCTTCAACATGACTGCGTAATAACAGTTAACTAAGTCGCTGGCGGGGTAGTGCCCTTCTACCCCGCCAGTCTTTAGAAAGAGGATCAAATGTCATACACAACAGTTGCAGAACTCCGCTCCGCTCTTGGTGTCGGTACTCTGTACGCTGACGCGACCTTACAGTCCGTCTGCGATGCTGCTGATGATGTGTTGATCCCTTTTCTATGGGCTAACACGACTCCAGTCAGCGGGCATAGCAATAATGGAACTGCTGGCGTTCTTTATTTTAATGATTATGTGCAAGATGTCTTTTATGTAGGACAGCAAATTACTGTCGCTGGATGCGGCACTAATTTTAATGGAAGCAAAACAGTTAATGGCGTTGGCGAGAAAAGCATCGACATAACTACAACCCACGCGGCAAATGTGGTTAAAATTTACCATCCGATTAACCCTTATGGCTCTGTTGCGGCTACGACCTACAAAGATTATTCAACTGTTCCAGCAATCCAAGAAGCATCTTTGATGATCGCTATTGCCATCTGGCAAGCGCGCCAAGCGCCAAGCGGTCAGGGTATGACAGTCGATGGATTTGCTCCAAGCCCATTCACAATGTCTAACACTTTGGTTGCTCGCGTTCGTGGCTTGCTTGCTCCCTACCTTGATCCGCGCTCGATGGTTGGCTAACCATGACAGCAGCGATCTCAACACTTCGCGCCACTATTGCAGCAGCTCTAGTCGATAACTCACTCTGGTCAGTATTCTCATTCCCGCCAGCAACGCCTATCGTCAACAGCGTAGTTCTTTCACCGGCAGATCCTTATGTAACTCCTAATAACAATAGTTACAACACGATCGCGCCTCTTGCTAATTTTAATATAAATATATTCGTGCCCTTACTTGATAACGAGGGAAACCTAAATGGAATTGAGGAGATGCTAGTTGCTGTGTTTAACAAACTGGCAGCATCCTCTATCGTCTATAATGTGGGAGATGTGAGCGCGCCTAGCGTTCTCTCTGCCGCGACAGGCGATCTACTGACTTGCTCCCTGCAAGTCTCAGTTCTAACGAGTTGGAGTTAACCATGAATGAATGGGAAAAAGAACAAGCAGAGTTCCTGATCAAGATTGGTCAGACTCCTGTAGCACCAGCACCAGCACCTAAACAAGCAACTAAGAAAGATGAGGAATAAACCAAATGGCAGTATTTCTAAATAACGGAGTAGTGGTTACTGTTAACTCGGTTGACCTCTCTAACCACGTTACTTCAGTTACACTAAACAGAACCTTCGATGAACTCGAAGTTACAGCAATGGGCGATAGCGGCCACAAGTTCGTTAAGGGTTTGGAAGCATCATCACTTACTATTGATTTCCTAAACGATACAGCTTCTGCAAATGTCCTAGCGACACTTCAGGCTGCTTGGGGTACTTCAGTAACAGTAACTCTAAAGCAGACTTCAGCAGCTACATCAGCGACCAACCCTCTTTACACAATGACTTGCCTAGTCAACAACACAACCGACATTAACGGTTCAGTTGCAGACCTTGGCACTCAGTCAGTAACCTGGACTGTTAACGGTACAGTAGCAATTACAACAGCGTAATAACTAACTAAGGGGCAAACAATGGCAAAACTAAAGGTAACAAGGGCAGACGGAAGCGTTAACGAGTACCAGATCACACCAGCGATCGAGTACGCCTTCGAGCAATATGCAAAGAAGGGCTTTCATAAAGCCTTTAGAGATGATGAAAAGCAGACCGATGTATATTGGCTCTGCTGGGAAGCAATCCGTCGGTCGGGTGAAACCGTTAAACCCTTCGGAGAGTCTTTTCTAGATACATTGACGCGAGTCGAGGTTCTAGACGATGACCCTTTGGAGTAACGCGGGAGTCCTTCACCTATCTCGTAGCGAGACTATCGCTTGAGACAGGATTCTCGCCCCAAACTTTAATAGAACTAGATCACACAATGTTCAGGACTTTAATCCAAGCCCTGAAGGATAGAGCGAAGGAGCAAAGCGATGCCAACAAAAGTCGTAGGCGCAACTAACCTTCGCAAGGCTCTCAAACAATTTACACCTGATCTAGCAAAAGAAACCACTAAAGAGATTGGCAACTTTCTCAAGCCAGTAGTCAAGAACGCTCGCGGGTTCATTCCTGCTAACAATCAGATTCCTAGCGGATGGCTAGTTGGTAATCAAAAGGGTAAATGGGAACGTGTAGCATTTGACGCAGCTGTGGCTAGACGCGGTATTGGATATAAGACAACTCCTAGCAAACCCAACCGTCGCGGTTTTAAGTCCTTGGTATCTATTCTTAATAAAACTGCCGCCGGTGCAATCTATGAAACGGCAGGCCGCAAGTCAGGCATCGATGGCCGCTTCACTCCAAGATTGCCAGGTCAACTGGCTGGGCCAAGTCAAAAGAGCCAAGGCCGCGCAATGTTTAAGGCTTGGGAGCAAGATCAAGGCAAAGCTAAAGGCGCAGTACTTCAGGCGATCTTTAACTCAGCCGCTAAGTTTAATGCAAGAACAGGTGGCAAATAATGGCTGATTTAAGAATTGATATTGCATCCGAGTTCGTAGGTGCTAAAGCTTTTAAGCAAGCCGATACCGCTACTTCTGCCCTAAGCAAGCAAGTCACTAGACTTGCTAAATCTTATCTTGGTCTAGTAGGCGCACAGAAGTTAGCTCGCGGTTCTTTTAATGCTGTTAAAGCGTTTGCGGCAGATGACAAGGCAGCACGACTTTTAACTCGATCATTAGATAACTTAGGCTTAGCCTTTGCAGATCCTTCAGTCCGATCATTTATTTCAGAACTAGAGAAAACCTTTGGCGTCCTTGATGACCAGCTTCGTCCGGCATTTCAAAGATTACTAACCACAACTGGCTCAGTTGCCGAGTCGCAGAAACTTTTAACAACTGCTCTTAATCTTTCAGCCGCAAGTGGCATTGACGTTGTAACCGTTTCAGGAGATTTAAGCAGAGGTTATGTAGGGCAGACTCGCGCTCTTGCTAAATACGGCTTGGGACTAACTCAGGCAGAGTTAAAGGCTATGTCATTTGAGCAAGTTCAAGAACGCATTAACATTCTATTTGGTGGTCAGGCCCAACTAGCAGCTGATAGTTATTCAGGATCTCTTGATAAATTAACGGTAGCAGCTGCTAACGCTCAGGAAGCGATCGGTCGCGGGCTAGTCGATGCGCTATCAGTTCTCGGCGGCGGCGGCAACGGCGGTTTAGAAAATAGTATTAGTTTAGTAGATAAGTTATCGGGAAGTCTTGAAACTCTTATCCGTCGCTTAGGAGTTGGCGCGGCACAAGGTAGAGCATTATTATCTGGAAACTTTTCGCAGTTTAAGGCTATTGGAGTAGCCGAAATGAACCGAGACAAAATTCCTTCAGGTATTACTCCAGCAATTGCAGCAGAACTTAAAAAGGCAGCGATTGAAAAAGCATCATTAAAGCGTGCTAAGGAACAGACAGTAGCAATTACTAAACAGACTAAAGCCATAAAAGAACAGACAGCGCTACAAAAGGCTGGCACTTTATTTGACATAGAGCAGACTCAGATTATTGCTGCCCTTAAAGGAGATATCAGTTACGACGAGAGCAAGCGCTTAAAATTGCAACTAGCACTCCTTACTGGCAACACAGACGAGGCTTCTTTACTTGCTGGCAAACTTGCATATTCTCAAGGCTTGACTAAAGAATTAGTAGCATTCTATAAGAACTTGCCAGATGCTAAAAATCCGTTTGCTGGCTGGAAGGCTTACCTTGATGCGATTGAAGCACAGGTTCTTAAAATTGCAAAAGGTGGAACTGCCGGTGACGTAGGCGGAACTGTAACTGTTCCGATAGTGCCAAAGTCAATGAACGAGGGTGGCCCTATCCCTGGCAGTACGCAAGTCTATCCAGGAGACTTTGGAGATGGTGGCGCAGTTGGCGCGCCTGTATCAGTAGTAGTCATGCTCGATGGTCAAGAGTTGGCTGGAGCAATTACTAAAGTTCAAACTAATAATTCTCTATCTGGCAAACAAATAGAAATAAACCGCAGATTTGGGTCATTCGCTACGCTATGACCCTTCCTGCCCAGATATCTGTATCCTTCGACTTTACTAGCGGAGCGACTTTCGGCTATCCGTTCACTATTGGCGATGCTAAATACGGCGTTCTAGGTACTGGCACACTAGCTGCTACAACCACTCCAGAACCTACGGTTGATCTTACTCCAGACGTTTACTCGATCAGCATCCGTCGAGGCCGCAATGTTATGCGCGACACCTACGAGGCTGGACAAGCAACTATCCGAGTTCTCGATCCTTTAAGTTATTTTAATCCTCAGAACACCGCAAGCCCTTACTTTGGCTTCCTGACTCCACTACGCAAGTTGCGTGTATCAGCGACAGTTGGCGGAGTCGGTTACTTCTTATTTTCTGGCTATACCATCGAGTACAAATACACCTATCCTAAGGGTCAAGAAACTGGCTACGTTGACATTATCTGCACAGATGCCTTCAGGCTTATGCAACAAGCAACTGTTATTAATGTGTCGGATGCGACCGCTGGACAAGGTACTGGCACACGAATAGGAAAGATACTAGATCAAGTTTCTTGGCCAGCATCAATGCGCACGATAGATACCGGCGATACAACCTGCCAAGTCGATCCTGGAACTTCTCGCACAACCCTCGATGCTATAAAGAACGCAGAGTTCTCAGAGCAAGGCGCGTTTTATATTGACTCAGAGGGAACAGCCAACTTCATAAGCCGTACTAATGTCATCAAGAAGTATGGCGAGACTCCGATCGAGTTTGATCAGACTACTGGCATCCCTTACACAAACCTGGTCTTTGCCTTTGATGACAAGTTGATTATCAACAGCGCAGGAATGACTATTGTCGGTGGAACTCAGCAGGTCTCAGAGAACGCAGCTTCTATTGCTAAGTTTTTTTCTCACCAACTTAATGAGTCAAACCTAGTAGCCCAAACCGATGCAGATGCTCTAAACATTGCCAAGATTTATGTGGCAACTAGAGCTGAGACAACGATCCGCATCGATGCTATGACTGTAGATCTCCTAGATCCAGCAGTTCCAACAGCAACAATGCTGGCTCTGGATTACTTCTCCAACCTAAAGATTACAAACGTGCAGCCAGATGGCTCAACGATCGTTAAGACACTACAAGCGCAAGGACTGGACTGGAATATAACGCCAAACTCCATGAAGGTAACTGTGACAACACTTGAGCCAATAGTCGAGGGCTTCATCATAGGCTCGGCTGTATCAGGTATAATCGGCACTAACATAATGGCGTACTAGGAGATAATCAGATGACTGTAGGAATGCCCGCAAGCACAGGAGATGTCCTGTCCGCCGCAATGTTTAACGGCTTAGTAGCCTTTACGCTCAACGCTCAAACAGGAACAACTTATACGACTGTATTGGCAGACTCGTACCAAGTGTTAATCACTCAGAGCAATGCCTCAGCGAACGCAATTAAGATCCCAACTAACGCTTCTGTAGCTCATCCAATCGGCACAGTTATTACTGTCCTAAACATCGGCGCGGGTCTCTGTACAATTTCAGCAGTAACTAGCGGCACAACAACAGTCCTTTCTGCCGGTGCAACAGCAGCTAGTCCTACCCTTGCTCAGTACAAGTCAGCAGCTTGCATCAAAACTGGCACAGATGCTTGGTACATCGTGGGTGCAATAGCCTAATGTTAAACAACATTGCTGGGATAACTGCACCACCAACAGCACCTTTATCAGTGCAATACATAGTTATTGCAGGTGGCGGTGGAAGTCATAATCAAAACAGCGGTGGCGGTGGTGCAGGTGGTTATAGAGCATCAATGTCGGGTGAGTCATCTGGCGGCGGAGCATCTGCTGAGTCAGCTTTAAGTGCTTCCGTTAGCACAAATTACACTGTAACTATTGGCGCTGGTGGTGCTGCTCCTGGTGTTAATGGTTCAAATTCAATCTTTGCAACGATTACTAGCACAGGCGGCGGAGGTGGCGGAGCAAATACGGACAATGGTTCTGCTGGCGGTTCTGGCGGAGGTGGTGGCTTTACGACCCGCTCTGGCGGTTCTGGCACAGCTAATCAAGGTTACGCAGGTGGATCTACTTCATCATCTACTATTCCATTTGGTTCAGGTGGCGGTGGCGGTGCAGGTTCTGTCGGTGGTGATAAAACAGGTAGTGGTGCTGGCGGTAATGGTGGAACAGGCGTTTTCTCATCAGTTACTGGATCATCGATTGAGCGCGCTGGTGGTGGTAGTGGATCGTCAGAAGGCGGCACACAAGCAACCGCAACTGGCGGTGGCGGTGCAGGTCGCATTGCAATAAACACGGTTGCTGTAGCTGGAACTGCAAATACAGGCGGCGGCGCTGGTGGTGCATCTGGCGGATCATCTACGGGTGCTGCTGGCGGATCAGGCATAGTTTATTTAAAATATCCAGATTCTTACACAATCACCATTGGTGCAGGATTAACAGGATCTACAGCAAGTGCAAGCGGCGGCTTTAAAGTTTCAACAATAACTGCTGGCACTGGAAATGTGAGCTGGGTATAATGGCACATTACGCATTCTTAGATGATAATTCTGTAGTAACCGAAGTTATTACTGGCATCGATGAAACAGAACTTATAGAGGGTTTAGATACTGAAACTTGGTACGGTAATTTTAAAGGTCAAAAGTGCATCAGAACTTCTTACAATGGCA